CGGTGGACGCGCCGAAGTAGTCGCTGAGGCCGTTGGTGCTGAAACCGCAAAAGTACGTCGTGTTCGCGGCGGACGGATCGGCAGTCCAGTACCACATCCGGGCGGCTTTACTCTTGTTAAATCCTGCCCCTTTCAGTAAATGCGCGTTTCCTCCGACAAAAAGCGGTAACTGATTGAACGCGCCGCCGTCCCACATATCCGCGAAGCCGTGGAATCCGACAAGTTCAGGATTCCCCGGAAGGAAAATCCGACGTGACGCCCACGCCCATGTACCCTTGTTATTTTCCAGACGCCGGATCGTTGTCATATACCCCTGAAGTTTTGTCGTGAACTTTTTCGCTTCCGTTTCCAGATTCGCGGGCATGAGCGACGCCGCATATCCCCCGGCGTTCGTGTTGGATGAATTGTATTTATAATATGTCTGTAAACAGTCGCGCGGGGAAACTACAATATGCGGCGCGGTCAATTCCGTATCGCCACAATGCAAATATGAATTCTTTCCCGTGACCTCAAAAAGAATTTTTTCGCCCGCCGTGTTCGTTTCGATGAAATAATCCCCGATCGCGAATTTGTCCCACGATCCCGCCTTAACAAGTGTCATCAGATCGTCGATATTCCATTCCGCGCCGAAATACCCGTATGAAGCCATTTGTTCGCGCTTCTGGATTGCGTAATCCGCCGCCAGAACCCCATGATCCGAAACCACTTTCAGGATCTTTTCGTTCATCGTGTAGGCAAGCAGGGCGGAAATAATTTCGTCGTGAAGCTGCTTTGTCGTTTCGTCCTCCGGGTTCTCCGGATCGAATTCCACCGCCGGGAATTCCTGAATCATGTTCGACTGCTTCGATTCCTCGATCTTTTTCAATGCGTCCTGCTGCCACTTGTTGATTTTTCCCGCGATAACCGGAATTGTATCATCCGGCGAAATTGTCGGGAATTCCTCTGTCTGTTCGACGATCTCCGGCGTGAGTATTGCCGCGCATATTTTTTCAAATAACGCCTGTTTCGTCCCGTCTGCCTGTTCCAGTGCGAAAACGTCGCTTTTGTTTATCTGCGCCGCCACTGTCAGATCAGAAAATTTTCTTTGTGCCATGTTTTTAACTCCTTCCTTTTTTCTTTTTATGCTAACAGTGACACGTTTCGGACGTTTTCAGCGTCCAGAACGCGATCAACTGATCGCCGTCCGTTGTTACCAGTTCGTCCCCGTCTGCTGTTACCAGATCCGCCGGGACTTCTCCTGAATATATGATGTTTTGAAGCGTTTCGATCTCATTCTGTAACGCCCCCGCCGGATCTGTCCCGAAAATGTCCTTGATCCCGTCGAACCAGTTCAGAAATTCATTCGTCCATTTCCCCGTATTATTCAGATACCAGTTATTGAACGCCTGTTCCTGATTCTGCCGCCACTGTGCAAAGGCGGACTGCTGCCCGCTGCTCCATTCCTCGAACCCTGATTCCTGTTCCGCGATCCAGTCCTCATATAATTCCTTCTGCTGTTCCGCGTATGTATTGAACGCCTGAACCATTAGATCGTACTGTTCCTGCGCCTGATCCTTGAATGACTGGATCGCGGCGATATAATCCTGATACTGATCCGAAATATTTTTCTTGTACGCCGTGAAATAGGCGTCAAATTGCGCCTGAATCTGTGTGAAGTCTATTTCTTTCACTGTCGCCGCCACCCATCCGCATACGGCGGCGTTCATGCGCGTGTCTGTGATCTCTGCCTGTGTGATCTTTACTGTTCCGGCGGCGATATATATATCCGCCAGTTTCAGATCGTAAACCGCCCCTTCCCTTGTCATCGCAGGGGCGACCGGGGACTTTGCGTTCCCTCCCTTTTCGATCACTAAATGGATCCGGCGTTCCGTATCATTCCGCCGCAGAATCACGCTGTCTATCCTGTCAAGCGTCCCGGACGCTATTTCCAGATCAAGCGTTGTCGGCGTCAGGAAATGCCTGTGTTTCCCGTTTATATAGCCATATCCCGCCGCAACTGTTACGGACATATTATCGTTTGCCGTGACTTGCATTTGACCGTTAAAAATGCCGTTTCGGAAGAACGGTCTAAGCCAGTCCCCCATTGAATCCGCGTCATAGTACCGATCGGAATCCGAATTCCAAAAATAATCATAACTTCTTTCTTTTGCCATTGTTGCCGCTCCTTTCCGCGCTTTTATTCGTCCCACTTTATTTTTTCAGGAAGCGGATCCCCGAATGTAGGGACGACGATCATTCCGCCGTATTCATAGACTTCTAACAATTCCGTGATCCTCTGGTTCATGTAAAGATTCCATTTTTTCTTCCTGACCGTCACAATATCCCCTAGATCATAATCTTCTTTATAAACAAAATTGATCGCCGCGTCCGTTTCACATTCCAGTGTTTCCGATACGATCGCTTCGTTCAATGCTTCCTGCGCCCTCTGTAATAATGCCGCCTTATATTGTGCCGCCGTCAGTCCGTCCGGGTTTATGTCCTTTGCGTCAACGAAAACTTCCCGTAAATCGTAGCCTTCGCCCCCTCCTAATTCGTAATATGTCCGGGCGTCGCCCTCCCCCTGACCTCCAACAATGGCGAATGTTTTCAAGTTTTGACTGTTCCGGCGATAGATCGCATTATTCAGGTTATTATAATTTTCAGAGAACACAACGCGGTTATTTGTATGTTGATTGAATGTCCTGTCTTTTCCCTGATATGTTTCAAATATAATCTTCCGCCGCTGAAAATCCGGGCGGAACCGGAACCCGATCGCGCCCGCCCTTGATAATTTACTTTCATACGTTAAAAGGTTTTTCATTGTGACCTGAAATTCCACTTTTTCCGAAAACCCGTTCAGGCTCCCCAACTCCACAAGCGGGATCGGGACGCTGCCGGAATATAACTGACGCATTGCGACTTCTGCCTTTCCTGAAAAATTGACCGTCTTTTTTATCAGGCGGCGATCCATGTATGACGACAGAAAACGCCCTTTTGCCGTGATCTCGTTTTTGATATCGCTTTCTTCTTTTTCGATATCCTCAATAATCCCGGCTTCGGCGGATCCTTTTTTCCCGATGATGTTTCCCTCCTGCAACAAATACAGATTTTCGTCCGTAATCGGGGCGTGAAGTTCAAACGTCCCCGGTTCGTAAAATTTCCGCGTCCATATTAGCGACGTCTGGTTTTCAATCTGCCCGCGCCTGAATAAATCCCGCCCGTAAATCCTGACTTCCATTCCTCCACGCTCCTATACTCCTAAATACCGGAACCGATACATAATAGTGACGTTCAGGTAATCGACGCCTTGATCCGCGTCATAGATAAATGTATTTGATCCGTGTACTAACTGGATGAATTCGCTTTCTTCGTCCAGATATTCGTTTATTTTTTGTGTTTCCCCGTCCTTTATCAGATAAATATTTTTTTCGTTCGTCCCCGTCGTTATCCTCACGACGTCGCCCGGCTCCATGTCGAACGGAAATTCCGGCGTCCCGATCTTGATATGGATATTCTGTTGTGAGTGATACAACGCCGGATTCCTGACCGCTCCTATCGCTTCCATGATGACTTCGATCCCGATGTAGTCCGCCGCAGAATCGTTTTCTATGTTTTTTACAAGTTCCGCGACGCGGACGCCGAATTCCTCCAGTTCGTCCGTGAATTCGTGGACGAACTCAAAACGCGGCTCCCACCCTGCCATTGTGACCGTCGTGTCCGCCGGATCCTTGAAAAACGGATCCGGGCATATTAGCGAAATAACCGCGTTTCTACATACGCCCTTTTCGTCTATGTCTATATTCTCAACGATATAATCTATCTGCCGCTGTTCGGCGTTTTCCTCATAGTAGAATGTCCCCGGCGACTTCGGTTTGAATGACTTATAAAGGAAATCCCGGCGGGACTGATAGTCAGAATCAAATTCCGCCGTAATGACAATATTCCTTTGTTTCGTTGTGGATCCCTGATATGTGGAACCGTCCGTCATTGTGTTTTCAGACGTCACGACGTTGTTTGATACCGAATAGATCCCGTCGCATGATATCAGGAAAAATTCGGCGTCGTCCTCATAACTGAATTCGATCTGAACGTCATCTTCATTTTTACAGATAATTTTCTTTGACATATCATTGTCCCCCCTGCAACCGAAGAACCATGTTCCGCGTCTGGTTCCGTGTCTGCCGCGCTACCTCATACGCCGATAGCGGCTTCGGACTTTCGATCTTGATATTCTGGATGTAATCGCCGCCGCGCTTCCCTGTGTCTTTGTCCTGGACTGCTGCCGTCGCCCGCGCGATAGCGTCGTCAATATACCCTTCTGTCCGTTTATAGAATATGTCAAGCGGCAGGATCGCTTCGTCCCCGGCTTCCCCTCCGCCTTGCAGCTTTCCGCCTAACATTCCGAATATCGTCGGATTTTTCATAATGCCGCCGATCGCGTTCCATGATATCGACGGAACCGGGACTTTGATCGTCACGCCCGCGATCGTCTTTTCCGTTTCTCCCCATGATACCGACAACTTCGGGATATGGATCGACTTTATCGCATTTACGAACGAATTCATTATCCGGGATCCGGCGTCCGCCAGACTGAACCCGTCGAAAACGCCCTTGATCTTGTCAATTACGTTTGTCTGAAACCACGAACCGATATTCTTAAATATCCCCGTCACGCTGTCATATGCCGCCTGAAACTTCTGTCTGAACCATTCCGCCACGTTTGAAAATACGTTCTTGATATCCGTCCACCGGGCGGAAAACCACTGTCCGATCGACTTAAACGCGTTCGTGACGTTCGTGTATGCGTTTTGGAACATTGTCTGAAACCATGTCGCGACTGCTGCCAGTGCGTTCTTGATATCCGTCCAACGCGCCCCGAACCACTGTCCGATTCCCTTAAATACGTTCGTCACGGCTGTATATGCTTCTGTGAACCTGTCGGAAAACCATTGTCCGACGCCCTGAAAAATTGAAACGATCCCGTTCCAGATATCCGAAAAAATTTTCTTGATATCGACGCCGAACCCCTCGAAATACCCAACTATAAAATTAACCCATGCCGTGAAGATATTTATTATGAAGTCTAGTGCGTTTTGGAAAGCGGCTTTTATATATTCCCCAAATGCGTCTGTATCGCGCGAAAACAGGGCGAAAAATGCCGAAATAATATTCGCTACGAACTCGACGACGTTTGTTATCGCCGCAATTATCGGGGCGGCTGCGTTTATGACGCCGTTCACGATCGCCATGATCCGCGTCAAAATAAATTCAAATATCGGCTTTAAAGCGGTCATCAGTTTTTGAAATGCTTCTTTTAATTTTTCCAGAAGCGGCTTTACCTTGACGACCATATCCTGAAACGCTTTTTTGACTTTTTCGACTGCGGCGTTTACCTTTTCCCGGAATTCGTCATTTGTTTTATACAGATAAACGAACCCCGCCGCCAGTGCCGCCAGTGCCGCGATCACGATCCCGACCGGGGACGCAATCGCCGACAATGCGCCGGACAGTCCGCCCATTTTTGAGATCAGACCGCCGACTTTTGTTATCATCCCGCCGATCCCTGACGTCAGTTTCCCGACGCCTGAAATTATTTTCCCGCCGATCAGAAGCGCGGGGGCGACTGCTGCCACAACCGCCGCGATCCTGACGATCATTTGTTTTTGTGAATCGTCCAGATTCTTAAACCACGTCGTCGCGTCCTTTATTTTCTGTGTAAACTGCTGAAAATACGGCATAACCATTTGAAGGATCGTCTGCCCTAAATCGATCCCGGCGTTCTTGATTTCATTCAGCGCGATTTTTGCCTGATTCGACGTCGTGTCAAGTTTTGCGAACGCTTCGTCCGTTGCCCCGGCGGAATCCCCCATTTTTTCCACGGCGTCGTTTAATTTTGTTGCATTATCCCATAGTACAGTTGCGGCTTTTCCTGCTTCGGCGGATCCGAACATATTTCCGATCGTTGTCCCTGATTCATACGCCTGTTCATCCAGAATTGACAGAACGTCCGTCAGGCTCCAACCCTGTTCCATAGCTTCCGCCATAGTCAAGCCGCCTTCCTTGATATGTTCCGTCCCTGCTGCGAACGCTTTAGCGGCGGCGGTTCCCTGTTTCCCTAATTCGTTCAACATGGAATTCATATATGTTGTCGATTCCGCCGTCGCTATGCCGTTTGACGTCATAACAGCGTACATTCCCGCCAGATTTTCGATCGAAACGCCGTTCGCCTTTGCTGTCGGAATAACTTTACCCATTGAAGCCGCCAACTGATCGACCGTCGTTTTTCCTAAATTCTGTGTATTTATCAGGACGTCAGAAACATGTCCGACCTGATCCGCTTCCAGTCCGTAGGCGTTCATTGCCGTTGTCAGGATATCCAACGCCGCGCCGGAATCCGTGAATCCTGCCTTCGCTAATCTTGTCGCGTTTGAAACGAAGTTCACGGCGTCCCCGGTTTTTTGCCCGGCGGAAATTGCGTCATAAACATTATCAGCAATTTCAGACGCGGAAATTCCCGTCTGGTCTGATAATTCCATGATCTGATCCTGCAATTCCTGAAGCGGGACGCCTGTTTCCTCCGACGTGTCGGCGATTGTTGACAGTTTCGCGATCGCGTCCTCAAAACTTATTGCTGCCGCTACTGACGCCGTTCCTATGCCAGTTATCGCCGTTGAAACAGGCATTAAAGCCTTTCCCGCCGACTGCATACCGTCCCCGACTTTTGTTATCTTTTCCCCCGCTTTTGAAAACTTGTCCCCGACGTCCTGAACTGTTTGCCCGATAGATTGAAGCGTCGGGTTTAAGTTTTTCGCTTCATCCTCTAATTTTTTCAGTTCTGTTTCCGTTTTCGTTATTTCGGTCTGCAGGGCGCGGTACTGGTTTTCGTCCATTTCTCCGCGCGCAAAAGCCGCGGCCGCCTGTTCCTGTGCCGTTTTCAGCGTCTGCAACTTTTCCTTTGTCGCTTCGATTGACTTTGAAAGTATTTCCTGTTTTTCTTTCAATAAATCTACATTTTTAGGATCTAGTTTAAGTGCCTGATTAACGGCTTTTAACTGATTCTGAAGCGTTTTTGAAGTCCGTTCCACTCCTGACAATGCTTTGTCAAGTTTCGTCGTTTCGCCGCCGATCTCTATTGTGATCCCTTTTATATTCGCCCCTGCTGCCATATTATCGCCCCTGTTCTATTTCTTGCCGAATTTCTCCCGCAGACGCGCCCGATCCGGCTTTGTTTGCTTGTAATAATAGGCGTTTTGTAAATATTTCCGCCCTTCCTCCGTCTGGTTCATATTGTGGATAAAGGCGTCCCGGAAATAATACAGATATTCGTCGATCTCCATTTCGCCGATCTCCCGGATGTTTAATCCGGTATATTCGACGACCATTCTTTCCCCCGCGCTGTCCGGCGTATAGAATAATTTGTCGTCGCCGCTATGCCCCGGATAGTGCGGGATCTCTAATTTGGGTTATTCTGGATCCCGCCGACGAATTTTTCGTAATATTCCGCGATAAACGCCGTCATTTCCTCTATGTCGTAATCATCCGCGATCTGTTCCGCGCTGACTTTTGTTCCATTCAAATTATTAGACAGGCAGTCCGCCATAACGCCCGCCATTGTGTCGATCACGTCGCCGACGTCCGCGTTTTCGTCCTGCTGAAGCCTGTTTAATGCCTGGACTTTCCCGAATGTGTTCTTTGTCGGCATTTTTACTTGAAGGACGGTTCCGTCTTTCAGTGTTACGTTGAAATATGTCCGCTTTATTTTGTTAAAATTAAAAGATAAGTTTGCCATGATCTGATCCTTTCCCTTTCTTTTCCTGAATGAAATAATCCGGCGTCGGGCGTTTTTTAGTCCCGGACGCCGGATCGCTTTTTGTCCTGCTGCCTGTTATGCGTTCGCCGTCGCCGCCGCTGTGATAATGACGTCCCCGGTCACGCTTTCGATCGTGACGGTTCCTTCTGTGCTGTCCCACGCCGTCGCCGTGACGTCCTGACCGTTCATTGTGACTGTTGGCGTCTGGATTGTGTGATCCGCTTCCGCCGTCAGTGTTGCCGCCAGTTTTTCGCCCGCTCCGATCGACGTTCCCGTGAATGTGGAAGAAACCTTTGTTAAATTCTGTTCTACCTTGTACGTTTCCGGATCCGGATCGCCGTCCGTCAGAATTTCCTCAACGTAATCAACAAGCGTCCCTTCCTCGTCCAGATTCGGCATTGCCTTGAATTCTGCGTCAACGACCGTCGCGTCGGACGGTGCAAAGGATAACGTGAACCCTGCCTGATTCTGACCGACGATCATAACCCATATGTCGCCGTCCTCCGGATCTACATGATGAAAACAGATAACATATTTCGCGCCCTTCCTGTTTCCAACGCCGCCGATCTTTGTCTTTCGATACTTTCCGTCCTGCGATACAGAAACGCGGGCGGTATCACACAATTTTTCGATTGTGTCGCCGATCAACGTCATCAGTCCCGCCTTCAGCGTGACTTCCTCGGACGTGATGACTGTTTTTGATGCCTTTCCCATATCGTCCTTCGCTTCCTGAACCTCGTTCGTATATTCAAGCGTCGCGCCGTTTTTGATATAGGAATATCGGTTCTCTTTTGTGCAGAAGTCCTGCGGCTCCGGGATCGTCTGTCCTTTTTTGAACGTCGCCAGATGGATATATCCGGATCCTAAAATAATTCTTTCAGGTGCTTTCTTTTCGTCCATTTCTTTCTTCACTCCTTTTTCTAATTTTTTTGAACGACGTCAAAATCATACGCCGTCTGATACATACTTTCCGACTGGATCGGGGCGGTTCTTTTCTCAAAATCAATATCAAACAGGACTTCCCGTTCAATCCGGCGTTCCAGATCGTGATCCGGCTTCCTGTCTGTATAAAGTTCGATTGAACCATTGATCTTTTGAATCCTGTTCCCCGTGTCCGTCCCTGTGTGATTCTCTGAACAAAAATAAATCAGGAACGGCGGATCCGGCGCGGGATTCTTTTTTGTGTCCCGGAATTCATATTCCGCGATCGGCAATCCCAACGCGACCGCCCGTTCAATGATCCGTTCATACTTAACGCCCATTAAATCCCCCCGTTTGCGCTCCTAACGGCTTTTTCGACCGCTTCAACCGCCAATTCCTCCGCCGCCTGTTCAGTGGGCAGAATGTGTTCAAACGCGCGTGTCCGATTGCCGTTCCTTGTGACATGCCCTTTTTCCAGAAGGTGCGTCAGTTGATAGTGCTTTCTATTGTGGACGGAATATTGTTCGCTTTTTGTAACAGACACGGCTTTTCTTGCCGTTACGCTCCAATCAGGCGTATACTTTCCCGTCCGCTCTTTATAACTGCCGCCTTTTTTTAATATTTCTGCTGTTTCTTCGGCGACCTCTTTCAGATTTTTGTTTAATTCTCTTGTAACCTCTGCGCTGTATGTTTCTAACTGTTTCTGGATTTCTCCGTCCAGTTGTTCCGGCTTTATATTAACGACCATAATTTCCCACCCGTTCCGCCGCGTACAGTTCGATCTTTCCGTCCGGTCTTGCGCCGTATGTCCGGTAGATCGTCAGACGCTTATTTCCTGTCAGAAGTTCCGGCTGTTCGTCGTATTCCTCCGCCCATATTACAAACTGACATTCCGCCTTGTACCCGTTCACGCCCGCCGACTGGAATTCGTCGCGCCCGACCGGGTTCATTTCCGCAAATACGACCGTCTTTTCGTCATCCTCCGGCTTCTCCCCCGGATGAATCAATGTGATCTGACATTCCGTCATCACGTGCGCCCCCTTCCTCCTGTTCAGGCTCCGGGGCGACAGAAAAATATCTGCTGTCGCCCTTTAACTTTGTGATATTCATGTCATAAATGCCCGATAATATCGGATATGCGTTCGTATCTATGGAATAATTCGCCTTGACATACGACAGGACAGTTTCGACGATCAGCGGATCCGAAGGGTTCGACAACCAACTGTCATCAACCCCGATCCGCTTCATGTCCGCGATTGCCGTATCTGCCACGCGGCGGACGTCAGCGTCCAGATCGTCAGATACGGCTTTCCTGACGCGAAGCCGCGCCGCCTGATACAATTCTTCGATCTTCATTACTTACGCCCGCCTTTCCGCCCTTTTAGTCTTTTGCAACCGCTTTCTTTACGCGGATGAATCCATTCCACGCCGCCACGGAACCGCCCGCAAACATGGACGCCCGGAACGCTGTCTGTCCGTTCTTGAACTTGTAGTCATCAGAACGGCGGACGTCGATATCGGAAAAGATCGCCAGTTCGTAACTCTGCAAATAGCCGTATGCCATTTCATACGCCCCTGCTGCCGTCTTGCTGTCCGATACCGCCGCGCAAGCGGAATTGATGACGAACGGAACGCCGTCGATCGTCCCGGTCTGTCCCCGGTTTACAATCGTGTAAACCTTGCGCCCCTGCTTGTCGCGCAGTTTCGCGAACGCTTTCAAGTCCTGTTTATTCAGGATCAGCGTTGCCACGCCCTCGACTTCCTCATCGCCGCCGAATGAATAAATGATCTCGTCCAGTGTGCCGTCATCGATCGCCGTGATTGTGTCAATGTCTGTCGCCGGATCAATTACCTGTTCCGCCGCCTTTGTGGGATTATAGAAAATCCCCTTCAGGTTTGCCGTTGTCCCGTCGCCGATCAGAATCTGACGGGACAGAAAACGCCGGATCGCCTTGCTGACGGATCCCTCGATCACGGAATCATAATCCGCGTTCGGAAGTTTCTGCATTTCCTCCGGTTCCTCCGTGTATGCTGTGACTTTCTGTTTCTCGATCGTCACATAACCGAAGGACGGTTCCACGTCGTTATATGCCGCTCCTTCTGCCGTCGCTCCCGCTCCGTCCGCGCCGTAATCCTTTACGAACCCGCGCTGATACGTTTCGCCGCCCTGAAGCGGAACTGCCTTGACCATATCGATCAGGGCGGAAACCGGGTTCACGGTCTGGTTTAAGTCCGGCGCGGTATGTACGACCGGGGCGGTCTGTTCAACCGACAGGGACGCCTTTACTTTCGGCGTTGCAATCCGGGCGGAAAACTTAACGCCCGCTCCGTCTTTTAATGCCTTTCCGCGCTTGTCGTATGCCTTGACCGGGGCGTCTGACGATTCGTCCTTTTCCCCCTGTCCCGGCTGCGGATCCTCCGCACTGTCCGCGAAGCCCTGAAGCTGTTCGCGTTTCTTTGCCTGATCCAGAATGTCCCGGATATCCTGCGCTTCGGTCAACAGTGCGTCCAGAACTTCCCCTTCCGCTGTCTTTGCGGACGCGCCGATCTCTTTCAGGCGCGCGTTCAACTGGTCTTTCGTGAGTTTCAAAAGTTCTTCGTGTTTCATTGTTTTTTGATCTCCTTTCACAAACTATTGATGATGATCCGCGCGATCTGATCGCGCTTTTTATTGTTCTGAATCAGTTCCGCCGACCGCGCGTCCTGATTATCAGACATTTTGTTTTTCGCCGCCCCTGCTGCCCTCTGGATGACAAGATCCTTCGGCATATTGTGAACCCTTGCGACATACCCGCCGGACGCCGCCGCAATTTCCGCAACGCTCTCCGTCGTTTCGATGTTGAAATACTCCGCCGCGTCCTGACCGTTCAGCCATGTTTCCGCGTCCATAAGTCCCCGGATCTGATCCTCGGTTACGCCCTCCCTGACGTGTTCCATATACACATTCAGGATCCCGCCCGTTATGACGTCCAGATCGTCCGCCATTTTCCGCAGATCCGCCGCGTTCCCCTCTACCAGTGCGAACGGATTATGAATCATCAGGAACGCGTTTGACGGTATTTTCGGCGGCATACTCCCGGCGAACGCGATCACGGACGCAATCGATCCCGCCAGTCCGTCAACAAACACTTGAACGGCGTTCGTTTCCGCGAAACGCCGGATCATGTTATAGATTGCAAGTCCGGCAAACACGGATCCGCCGCCGGAATTGATGTAAATATTCAGGCTTTTTCCCTGCTGCCCTGAAAGAAAATTCTTGATTGCTTCCGGGTACTGATCTTCTTCTTGCCATGCGCCCCACCAGTCGGACACGATATCGCCGTAAAAATACAGATCCGCCGACGTCGCCGTTTCGTTTCTTACTTCGAAACAGTTAAATATTTTCGCTTTTGGCATTGTTTACTCCCCCTTTTTTCTCTGTTTTCAGGAAATAGACCGCTGACCGCCTGACTGCGTTTTCCGGTATTCCCTCCGGCTCCTGACCGTCCCCGCCGCTGTCGTCTTTTCCTACCTGATAAAGCGATTGATCGTCCGTATTGACATAATTCAGACTAATCATCCGCACGTCGCCGCCCTCGATCGGCTCATAATACAAAAGTTCCCGCAGTTCGTTTATTGTAATGATCCCCCGGTCATACAATGCGCCGCCGATCGTCATCCGCGTTTGAAGCGTGGCATATTGTAGGCGGTTCGCTGTGAATATGACCTTGTTTCCGAACCCTCGTTCCCGCTCCGACAATAATTTGAACGTGAATTCAAGTGATAACTGGATCGATATCGGTTCGATGACATTTTCATAAAACGAATTCCATTCCGCTTCGGTAAACGATGACGTCAGGATCTTTTCGTTCATGTTGTAGTACCGATACACGTTATCCCTTAAATACTGCGACTGAATCACGGGTATGTTCGGCGGCGTCTGCTTTACCTCATGGAATGACATGGAATTATCCAGTCCCGCGATCCCGCCGTCATTCGACGCCGACATATAGGCGTCCTGAAACTCTTTGACTTTCTTTTTCAGTTCCTCGTCGTCAATGAAATTGTTATATTGCAGATATCCTTTCAGGTTCGCCGAATTTCGGACTGCTGCCCGCAACGCTTCCCCTGTCGTGTCTATCAGTTCAAGCGTATTTTTCAACTGCCCGTCCGGGGCGGTTCCCATAAAACGCTTCTTGTCGAAACGGCTTTTGATGTGGATCACGTTCTGGTATGGCAGCGTATAATCTTTTTTGTCATAGTCCCACCGGAACCGGAATAAAAGGACGCCGTTTTCGTCCTCCCATATCCTCACGTTCGACGCCGTAATCGGGACGATCGACTGAACCCGCATAAAGTCCGGCGTGTAGAATATAACCGCGTATGCGTTGGAATGATACACCAGATCCGACGCCATTTTGTAAAGTGCGGAATATGTGTCCGTTTCCGGCGACCAACGAAGCGACAGGATCCGGGACAGATAATCGTTCCGGACAGACAGTCCGGCGTCTGTCCTCCTGACGATCTGCGGCTGCAATTTCCCCACGTTTGACGCGATCACGTTGGCGATCGCCCCGACGATATCGGAATCCGCCAGATTCCCGTTCGCCTGATAATCTCCCCGGACGGCGAAAAACGGCGCGAATTTCGCCCGGCGCAAGTTTAATAAATCCCGTATCAGTCCCACGTTTTCCGCCCTCCTTCCTGTGCGTCTTTCTGTCCTATCATGGACTATCATACAAAACGAAACCCCGACAGAATGACGAAATTTATTCGCCCTGCTGCCGGGATATCTGTTTCTATAATCATTTGCCCCTGTTTTCCAAAAGCCGCCCTATTTCGTTGTGATATTTTGCTTTGACTGTGAAGGCGTCGAACAGTGCGACCGCTCCGTCTATGTGTGACCGCCTGTCAATCTTAACAGGCTTCATTCTGGAATCGTTCATGTTGATATCAACGGCGACGTTTAACAGGTGCGACTGCAACAGTCCATTGTCCCCGGTTACGATCCGCCCGTCCTTCAAATTCCCCTCGAACTCTATCAGGATCGGCGTCAGGTTTGTTCCCTGATACACGTCGTCCATATGGAACCCTGCGTCTTTCATTTCCTGAACCAGATACTGCGCTGAATATCTGTCATATCCTACTTTCAGCGGCTTTATTTTATAAACCTTTACCAGATCGAAAAACCACTTGAAAACGTCGTGATAATCGACCGTATTTTCCCCGCTTATCGTCAAGAATCCTTGTTCCCGGAAAATATTATAGGCGACGCCCTCTTCGTCGATTGCGACCTCATAACGCTTTTGTGGCATGAAAAATTGTACCAGACAATAATTCACGCCGCCGCGCTCTATGACGACGCCCGCCGCCGTCAAATCCGTTGTCCTTGATAAGTCAATCCCACCGACGCAGTAACATCCCCAAAAATCACTAAGCGAGAGTGAAACCGCGATCCCCGCTTCGTCTTTCCTTGCCGCTTTTTCCACGTCCTGCATATCCAACCATGCGATCGCCGAATTCTGTTTGATGTTACAGAATTTTGTCAGGAATTCCGCCTTTTTCGACAGGCTCGAATGTGCGATCGCGATCTGTTCCTCGTAATACTGCCATAAAACGGACACGTCCAGATTTGGGTTTGATTTTTCGATTTCCTCCCGCGTGTCCCATTTTTCCACGTCGTCTATGATGAACAGGAACGGGAGAAGCCGCCGCTCTTTTTCTTTTCCGATCGACCGCCCTTTCAGAAATGCCGTCGCCCGGCGGATCAGTTCGTCATAGATCCCTTCGTTCTCATACCCCGCCGTCCCTGTTGACATGATAAGCGGCTGCGCCCTGCTGCCAGTCGCCGACGAAATAACTTCGTACTGTTTTAGTCCTGAATCCCCGCGCCACGCTTCGATCTCGTCATTCAGACAGAAATAGACGTTGAATCCGTCGGACTTTTTGGAATTGAACGCGATCTTTTTCACGGACGTGTTAAAGTCCTGAATGTATATGTCCGAACGCCGTTTCTTTGTGATTTTGTTCAGTTCGTCGTCCGCCTGGACGATCTGATAAAATGCGTCGAAACATAGTTCCGCTTGATCCAGTTTTGGCGCAAGGCAATATAATTTCGCTCCATATTCTCCGTCTATGTATGCCATGTATGCCATTATCGCCGCCGCTAATAGTGTTTTACCGTTTTTTCGGGCGACAATCAGCAGGACTTCCCGGAACATTCTGCAGTCCGGGCGATCCGGATCCATGATTCCGAATATCGCGGAAACGACGGCTTTCTGCCATAATTCCAACTTTAGCAGATCCGCGCGTCCCTCTGAATGATGACAAAAATTTTCAATGAACCGTATCGCCCTATCCGCTTTTTTCTTGTCAAAAAAATATTCCCCTGACCAGATCCCATTCGTCAGGATCCGGAAAATGTCGTGAATATATTCCCCTGCTGCCCTGACGCCCCCGACTTTTTCCCCGCGCTTAATTCGCCGGATCGCGTCGTAATACCGAAAAATATAATTGTCTTTTTCCGGCGTTCTGCTTTTTTTCGCTTCCGCCCTCATATCTTTCACCCTCTCTCTTTTTCTCTTAAATATTTTCCCTATCACATTTTTTCCTTTCACTCTTTTCCCTCTCTTTCTCTAACTGTCCCCGCGAAGCTGCATAACCCGTGAAACCTCTTTTTTCTGTTTCGGCGGTAACATATCGATCAACGCCTTCATGTTCGACGTGTAGGCGCGGGCGTATTTTTCGTATGTCTGGACTGCCGGGTTTTCTTTGACAAATTTCTGTGACGCGTTTTTCGTCGTCGTCTGCAGTCCGTGAAGGATCATGTCCGCCTTTGCCGCTTTCATAGCGACTTTCTGGAACGCGACTTCCTCGATGATACGTTCTATCAGTTTCATTTTGTCCGCGTCGTCGTCTTTGATAGACTTGAACATCC